GAACTCAGTCCCAGTGCCTACAGCTGCCACTCACTACAGTTTGGCCTACCGCTATCCTATCACAGTGGAGGTAATGTGGCATTCTCAACCCTGGTCCAGACTTACTCACTTAATCAAACCTATTCCCTTGGAGGCCTAAAATGAGCAATATATCAATTCAAGTAGAATTCTTGGCTGGAACCTCTTTAGAACAAGCTATCATAGAATCCCGTCATAAATCTATGGTCTGGGACGTGGCTTATGTAAAATTTAACTTAAATGGAGTTAACTTTTCCATTGGAAGGAATTGCGATACTAGTCTTGCATTAAAAGAATATTCTAATGCTAAAACTGGAGATTCATTAATCTATTATTAAAGGAGATCTAATGGCCCTACTATTCTTATATGCAACTCTAACCCACGAAGACCTACTATGCCTACTTATCACTTTGTAGCCAAGGTTCCAGTGACTGCTTACACCACTGTGGAGGCCCGAACTCTTGAGGAAGCCACAGAGATGGCTAACTCAGAAGATAGAGAAGTTCTCTATGAATCCGAGGATGGTCGTGCCAAGTGGCTCATGGGAGTAGCTTGGGTAATTCGTGAGGTGGACGAGGGTCCTCAGGACATTCAACTTGGTTCCCACAAATCTATCACACCCTAAGGCGTGGAAATTTATTTCCGTTAGTTGTTGACATGGCCCACCAACATGGTATAATGGCCATTCAATCGGAGCACAACGGGCTCCATTACATCGGGCATCTAGCCCACAAATAACAAGATCAACTGGAGGTAACATTATGGCTATGGAAGCAATCTCAGCACGGTATCAAGTGAAGGACGAGAATGGCAATGCAGTCTTGGACGGTGAAGGTAAGGCCGTATGGCAGGAGTGTCAGGTAGACTATGATCTCGGTGATTCCATCGAGGCAGCAAGTGAGAAATTTGGCTCTGACGTAGTCTTCTCCCAGTTCAAAGCCAACGCTCGCGTTGTGATTCAGGGAATCATCAGGGCCAAACTCAAGGCTGGCCTTTCTGCTGAAAAGATCCAAGAGTTCATCTCCACCTATGTCCTCGGAGTGGCCGTCGAAAAGACTCAGGTCGATCCTGTTCAGGCAGTGAAAGCCGCATTTGCTACTTGGACCCCGGAGAAGCAGAAGGAATACTTGAGAGAACTCGGCGTAGTCGTCGACTAAACCTTCTTACAGGAAGCATTACCTTAATAATCCCTTCTCCTACTCCCCGTAGGGGAGGGGATTTTTCTCCCTCAGTTTGCCACAAATTAATGTAAATAACACACCTTAGGCCCTTGGCCTACTGGAGAAATTATGACAACTCAACTCGAATTCCTCTCCGAACTTACCTCCCTCCTGCAGGACGCCCCAGCGTCTCACGGCATCCTCGGAGTCTACCTCGTCAATCACCCCAAACAGATCCATATGGAAGAAGGTCACTTCCTCCGTCTCTTCCCCACCTACAAGGAAGAAGTGTGGGACCATAGCACTTACTATTTCAAACTAGTAGTAACTATGAACGGTATGGAGGTGTTTTGTCTCTCTAACATGATTAGGATTTCAGGAGAAGTGAAGGAGGGTCACTAATGTTAAATACTACTAAAGATTTTGACAAGATGTATAAATGTAGTGATCTTCTTCCAGATCCTGGTCCAGAAGTAGTTAAAGGAATTCTGGATGATTACTTAGTACTTCTGGCATCTCATCAAAGGCTCTTAGGCATAATGGCTCATGTAATAATAGCATTATACGAATCAGATAAAGCCACTGACTACCAGCATTATGTAGTAGGAAATGCTGAGAAAGTTCTTGCTAAGGCTAATGAGTTAGGAGGTAAGGGATATGTCTAATCCAAGAACTGGTATTCAACTAGCCTACCCTTTCGAAGAACGTCGCCTACTCAACCAGGGAAGATTCTCCCTTCGTTGGACCCCACCTTACATCCTTCAGCCCAAGCTGAATGGTGAGAGATGTCGTCTGATTCACGAAGGAGATAGGTGCCTGCTGCTTAGCAGCACTGAGGAGATTATATCATCTGTCCCACATATTAATGAGGCTGGCCTCCTTCTCCCTCAGGGAGAATTTGATGGTGAACTCTACGTCCATGGGTGGACTTGGGCTGAAATTCATTCAGTCGTGTCGACTACCTCAACAATGCACCCTAACTATGGAGCTATGCAACTTCACCTATTCGACATAATCACCGAAGGGAGTCAGATTAATAGGTTAATCTCATTGAATCAACGCTTCAGGGCGAATGGCCTTCCTCCATGTCTACAACTTGTCACTCCACATATGGCCAACACACTGGAGGAAATCTATCAAATTTATGAGAAGTTCATCGACCTGGGCTACGAAGGCTTCATCATCCGCCACGTAGATGCCCCCTACCTTCGCCGACGCTCTCCTGCTATGATGAAATTTAAGCCGAAGGCCACTGACGAATATCTTATTACAGGAGTGTATGAGGCCATCACTGCCGAAGGCAAGGGTAAAGGAATGGTCGGAGGATTTAACTGCATCGACGACATGGGGACTCCCTTCTCAGTGGGCGCTGGCAAACTCACTCATGATCAGAGAATCAAGATTTGGGGAATGTGGCAAGACGCACCTCAGTATATTAAGGACTCCTACCTTGAGGTTGAGTACCAAACCATGTCTGACAAGAACAAAGTTCCCCTGTTCTCCAGAGCAGTACGAATCATCTAACTCTGCCTCAGTAGGAGGTATTTGCTACATTACATATTGTAACATAGGAATCAAGGAATCCCTTATGACAATAGTTAACACAAAGGTACTAATACCCAATAAGTCGTACCATGACTTCTCCGAGGCCACACGTTTCGGAGAGTTGATCTACCTTACTGCAGGAAAGATTTCCATACTGAGTATTGGTCGCATGTACCGTACATTTATGCCAGTTATCCAATCCTCATCCAAAGAGGACTACATCCTGGTTAGTGGGCCCTCAGTAATGACTAGCATTCTCTGTAGTATGTTCTCCATTAAGCATGGAGTATTGAATCTCCTCATCTACCAAATAGGCGGAGACAACAAGGGCCATTACAAACAACGGAGGATCTCTTTTGAAGAACTCACCCAAGACGAGACTTGCCCAGAAACGCAACTGGACTAAATTTCTAATCCGTGGAGTAGAAGCGTCACTTAAAAATATCTCCATGAGAACAGATTGCCTATCCCCTAATGAAAGATATAATGTAGATGTAGCACTGGAAACAGTTCAAAGAATAACCAATAACTGGGATATAGTTAAGGAACTTCAACTATTGGAGAAAAGTTATGACAAACAAACAGTTTAAGAAAATCTTAAGTATGCACAAAGAAGGAATCTCTGAGGAGATCTGCATAGCAGCCATCATCGAACTATGTCCCCTTATCCCATCAGTAATAGTGGCTCAGTGGATACTTAGATTCATCGAGGAGAAACAGAAATGACCTTGCCCATACCTTACCACCCCTCACAGGATGTGCTGGACTCCACCAAGGTCCAAGCCTATCAATCCTGTCCAAGAATGTTTTTCTATGAGTATATGCTTGGTTGGCGGAGTGCTCGTCCTAACAACCACCTCCACTTTGGCAAAGCAGTACACATTGCCCTTGAGCACATCATCCTTCACGGCTACCGTGTCGAGGCCGTGATGGAAGCTCTGGAGATGTTCAATCAGGAGTATCGAGCCTTCTTCCCTGAGGAGACTGATGTAATCTACAGTCCGAAGACTCCCACTAGGTTCTTCGACATGCTCATTCAGTACCTTAAGACCTACCCTGATGACCTTGCCAAGTATGAGGTCTACAAGACTGAGTTTGGTGGTACTGTCAGTCTGTCCGAGAAGCACAAACTGGCCTTCAAAATGGACACCGTGCTCATTGATCGTGAAACTGGTCTTTACTGCTCCCTTGAGCACAAGACTAAAGGTGGCAATTACATTGGTGATGGTTACTACTACGAACACATGATGGGGATTCAAGTAGGCACTTACACTCATGTACTGAATTGTATGGTTCCACCATCTAAGGTCAGTGGAGTAATCATTAATTGCTTGTGTATGAAGAAGACTAAGAAGCCTGAATATATACTTCAAAGGTTTCCGATCATGCTCTCCAACATTCAGATGTACAAATGGCTGGAGAACACTAAAGCCTGGATGGATAAGATCTACAGAGATGTGGAAGAACTTGAGGCCTCGTCACCTAGTGACGACATCATGAAATGCTTCGTAATGAATGGTCGTTCGTGTACTAATTGGGGCCGCACTTGCATCTACCTTGACATGTGTACCAGCCATGCCAACCCTCTCCAGCATATCGAGAGGATGCCCACAGACCTTGAGGTAAGTTTCTGGAATCCTCTTGAGGAAGAATTGCGTGAGATATTAACCCTTTAGGAGATATTATGAGACTTCATAATATTAGAACCATTGCAGACTTAAGAAATTTCTCTCATAGACGTAATGGGATTTTTGGTCAGTTATGTATGACTAGAACAATTTTTGAGTCTATTATAGGGACAGATTTCATTAGTACTGTAGATAGAAGTAGAATAACAGAATGTCTAGAAATTCTCAATGAAGTTACATCTAATTGGGATAAGCATTATGTTAAGAACTTAAATATAACATTACCCTAGTAAGGAGAACACCATGGCTACAAGACCTCCGGATTATAGACTAAAGATACTAAATAAATCAACTGATTCGAAATGTCCTAATGCAGGAGCTGCCTGGATTAATGAAAATGGTTCTATTACAATAACTATAAATCCGGGAGTTAGATTAATAGAAAATAGAGATTTATTATACACTCTATTTCCTTACGAATATAATAAAATGGAGGATAAGTAAATGTCCGAAATAAATCATCATCTCGACCCTACTGATGCCATTGCCCTCTATAAGGGTCAGAAGTCAATGTTAATTCTGATCATTGCCAAGTCTGGTCGGGGTAAATCTACTGCTATCCGCAACTTGGATCCGAAGGAAACCTTCCTAATCAATATTCTCGGAAAGCCGCTGCCCTTCCCCAAAGGTGGCCAGTACCAGGAGAAGGACAACATGCTAGTCTCAACTGATGCTGCCAAAATCCGCAGTACTATGATGGAAGTCTCCCGCAATGAGAAGTGGAAGAACCTCGTAATAGACGATGGCCACTACGTAATGGCCACTGAATTCATGATGAAGGCCCTTGAGAAAGGTTACGAGAAGTTTACCATGATGGCTAAGAATATCTTCGAAATTATCCTTCTCACTACCAAGCTCCGCCCTGGACTGAAGGTCTTCTTCCTCACCCACGAAGAGGATACCGGTACTGAGAGGAAGATGAAGACATTGGGTAAACTCTTGGACGACAAAGTCACCTTGGAGGGACTCTCCTCGATAGTCTTATTTGGTGAGGTCTTCTCCGAGAATGATAAGCAAATGTACTACTTCGCTACCCAATCCAACGGCTATACAACCGCCAAGTCGCCTTACGATATGTTTCCAAATAGGATTCCAAACGATCTGGAATTAGTGTCTAGACGTATAGACGAGTACTATTCAGGAGTTGACCTGAAGGACTCAAAATGTGATTTCACCTTATAGGAGGAAAGTATGACCTTTAGAGTAACCCTGCCAGATGACCCCGACCTTCCCATTAAAGAGGAAGACAAACATCAAACGGAGAAGATTTTGGAGGCTCCCACTACTATTAGACCCTTGGGAGGTGGGCCTAATTCAGATGATCCTAATACCTATGAATCTCCTGATGCAGTTATAGAACCTTATGAGAATGCAGAATTTATTGTAACCGCCCCTGAAGACTTCATCACTCAAAACGACATGGAGACAATCTTCAGATCAGCAATCCCCAACTTAATTCAATTCGTGGAGGAACTAAACTTACCAGAGAAAACTAAGATAATTGGCAAGCTCCGTGGAGCTCTTGAGCTCTTTAACACTAAGTGAGGCCCTAATGACACAAGAAGATCTAAATAACAGATTCACTTACCATGCCCCGAAACCTGGTCAGCCTGAGATCTATAAGAAACTTAGAGATAATGCTAAGTGGCTGGCTGAAATTATCAACGAACTCTGCCCAGAGAGTAGGGAGAAATCTCTGGCCATAACTAAACTTGAAGAGGCATCATTTTGGGCAAACGCATCAATCGCCCGTAACTAACCTGAGGGCCTTAGCCCTAACTCACCAACCCATTCTAAAGAGGTAACATTATGTCCG